CTTTGGCCGTCGCATTCACTTTATCGGTAAAGGCACTAAGGAGCGTGAAGTCTATATGACGAGCGAGTGCATGGAACGATTAAAGGAATATCGGATTAAACATGGCATTGAAACTGGTAGAATTTGGCTCAATGATTGGGGTTATCCAATGAGCTCAGACACTTTGAGGCGAGTGATGAAGGATGCATTCAAAAAGTGCGGTTACGATAACTTCTATCCTCATGCTTTAAGGCATAGTTTCGGCTCAGATATTCAGCGCCAGGGTGCAGATGTTATGGAAATCAAGGAAATGATGGGTCATTCCAATGTGGCAACAACTCAACGCTATCTGCATAGCCTAGATGGCCAGTTAGCGACACTATTCAACACATACAAAAGGTAGGTTAAAATGGTACTAAGTGAGGTAACAAGAGAGCGCCTCTTGACGGGGTGCTTTTTTGTGCTTATGGCATTGACAAAAGCGTTGCAGTTTGATACACTAGAGACAGTTAAACCAAGTACTTCACAACCGAAACTACAAGGAAAAGAAGATTAACAACTTGATCTAAGAACCGGCGTAATAAGCCGGATTGGATATAGTTGTTAGTGTTCTTCGAAGCATAAGCTTCAAGGTTAGAGCGCCTGCTTTGCAAGCAGGAGGTCAAGAGTTCGAGTCT